CTAATGGTGGTGCAGCTCGTAAGAAGCGTAGAATGACTAGAGCAGAAGCAGCAGCTGCTGGTGTAGCTGTAGGTACAGTAGTAGGTGTAGCTAATCAAAAGAGTAAGACTGCTACTAATACTACTACTACTAAAGCACCTACTACAACTAAGACACCTAAGGGTCGCAGTGGTAACATAGGTCGCACTAACATGGGGGACTTTGTAACTAAAGCTAAAGTAGCTCCTAAGCCTAAGAAGAAGTATGGTGAGTCTGGTATGGGTATGAAGGCTTACCAGAACTTAAACTTTAACCGTAGGAAGTAATGGATAAGACTGCTGTATATATTAAATGGAACGATGCCTGTGATGGCGACAACATGGAAGATGTCCATATGCTTAAATGTATACAGGAAACTATGGGGTTTCTTGTTGATAAGGATATAGATGGAAACTACTACGTTGCTAGAGACTATAACAGTGTAGCTGGAGAAGGTAACGAAGGCTTTGAAAGGGTTATTCGTATACCAGAAGCCTATATACTAGAAAAGCGATTCTTTGAGCTGTGAACATACAGTCCATTATTACTTCGCTAATACCTGTACTTATTGCAGCTATTGGCTTTCTCGTTACTAGCATCAATGGTATTGAGAATCGAATGTATCAAGTAGAAAGTAAGATGATGCAGTTGATTAGCCCAGATAATCAGGTAGTGCCAAGCCCAGAAAACGCTTTTCAACGTCAAGTTATTCGTGAAGAGTTTATGATGAAACACATGGAAACTCTTAGTCGATTAACATTACTTGAAGAGAAAGTAAAAGAACATAAGAAGGCACAGCACTAATGATACCAATAATTTCAGCAGTAGCTCAGGTAGCAACTACTTGGGTATCAGGTAAAGCAGAAGCCGCTAGAATTAACTCAGAGGCTAAACTAGCCACTACTAAAGCCAAAGCAGCAGTAATGGAAAAGGTAGCAGCAGGTGAGCTTGAGTGGAATCAGGCTATGGCTGAAGCTAGTAACAAAAGCTGGAAGGACGAGTGGCTTACTATATTAGTTAGTATACCACTTGTTCTAGCTTTTACAGGTCACGAAGAAGTAGTTATGAAAGGCTTTACTGCATTAGAAGCTATGCCAGACTTCTATAAGACAGCAGTAGGTGTAGTGTTCGCTGCATCGTTTGGTATTCAATCCATTAAGAATATGATGAAGAAATAATATGACTGATGAAACTAAGGCGGTTCCCAAGCGTAGGGGTAGACCACCTAAGAAAGCCATAGAAGCAAAGAAGAAACGAGGACAAGTAGGTAGACCAAAAGGTGATGCATCAGCTATAGCAGACTATAAAGCTAGACTATTAGCATCTCCTAAGTCTCGTAAGGTTCTTGACTCAATACTAAATGCAGCTCTTGATGATGACCATAAGAATCAAGCAGCCGCATGGAAGCTATTAGTTGATAGACTTATGCCATTATCATACTTTGATAAGGATAAGATGAATGGTGGTAAGTCCTCAGTAAACATTACGATTACTGGTGTTGGTGGTGATACTACTATTATTGGTGATAAAGAGCCTGATATTGAAGGTGAATATATTAACTTAAATCCAACGGATAATGAATAATGGGATTGTTAGAGAAACTCGCAAAGATGGCTGGCGTACTATCAGATGATAATGCTAAAGAAGAGGCTGCTAAGATGTTACATGGTCAAAAGGCTGTAGATAAAGTAGAAGAGCTTGAAGGTGAATTAACTCCAGTACAAAGACGTATTGTTGAGTTAGAAGGTTATGTACCTACGGAGTATGAAGATACTAAAGGTATTGTAACTAAAGGTGTAGGTCAAACTGGTAACTATATGGATATGTCTTTTAAGGAAGTTGCTGAAATCCATGAAGACGTAGCTCGTAATTTAATTAATGACTATGACGAGTTACCTGTAGAGCTACAAGCAGAATTAGCACAGTTAGCTTATCGAGGTGATTTGCAACAAAGTAACGAGACAGTTGCATTATTTAATAAAGGTAAATACGAGGAAGCCTCTGTAGAGTTATTAAATAATAAGGAGTTTAAGAGCGAAGATACTCCAGAACATATTAAACAACGGTTACGTGATGCTTCTCGTGCTATGGCTATGTATGAACCAGAAGGTATT